GGCGATAAACTTGTTGTGGTGGAAGTAAGAAGAACTGTCAGAAATACGGAGAACGAAAATGGTTAATTTTTACGGCAGAGAAAAGATAGTAACAGATGTTGACGAAGTAAATTCAGGCAACATTTTACAGATTTTACCTACAATTAGGATAAAACACCAAAAGAATGTAGGACAAATCAAGTATTTGTACGATTATTACCGTGGAAAACAGAGAATTTACGAAAGAGTAAAGGAAATCCGTCCCGAAATCTGCAATAAAATCGTAGAGAACTGGGCTAATGCGATTGTTTCCTTTAAGGTTGGTTATCTTTGTGGTTCTCCCGTACAGTATGTATCCGGCAAGAGCGAAAAAGACCTTACCAAAGAAATAGACCAATTAAATGACATTATGGACTCTCACGGCAAGGCTTCCGTAGATAAAGACCTTATCGAATGGCAGATGATTTGTGGTACTTCGTTTAGGGCATTGTTCCCCGATGAAAACGATCTTTTGTTGTTAAATTCACTCGATCCCCGTAATACTTGCGTTGTTTATTCGAATGACATTACGGGAAGACCTTTAGCCGGGTGCTACATTGCCGAGAAAAAGGAAAAAGGCAAACCCATTACCTACATTACTGTATATACTCCGAAGGAAATCATTACAGTTAGAGGTAAGAGTATCGAAAGTGTTGAGAAAAACACACTCGGTATGATTCCTATTATGGAATATCCTGCCAATAACGCAAGATTATCCGCTATTGAGATAGTAATAGACCTTTTAGACGCTATAAATGACATAGACTCTAACAGATTGGACGGTGTAGAACAGTTCATACAGAGCCTTTTGGTAGTTTATAACGCCGATATTGGAGAAGAAACGGCTAACACATTAAGAGAAAAAGGCTTAATTGCTCTTAAATCTGTCGGAGATAGTAAAGCGGACATTAAGATTATCTCCGAACAGTTAGACCAAAACCAAACACAGACCCTTAAGGAAGACCTTATCCAAAGAGTAAGAGAGATTATCGGACTTCCTTCACAGGGAGACGGAAATACAGGCGATTCTTCCAATAATGGTGCAATGCTTCTTAAAGGCGGTTGGGAAAATGCCGAGACAAGAGCAAGGGAATCGGAAGTAATGTTTAAAAAGAGTGAAATTCCGTTCCTTAAACTTCTTTTCGAGATTCTTAAAGTTAAGGCTAATCTTTCACTTAATGTAGACGATGTAGACATTAGATTCACACGTAGAAACTACGAGAATATACAGGTTAAGTCACAGGTACTTACAACAATGCTTTCTAACGGAAAGATACACCCGAGACTTGCATTTGAAGGTTGTGGAATGTTTATAGACCCTGAAGAAGCATATAATATGTCGAGAGAGTATGAAGAAGAAAACAGACGAACTGAACAACTTACAAACCCTTCTAACGGAGAACCTGTCGGAGATAACGGAGACAACACCAAAGAAGGAGATAGAGGATTCACTTCTTGATTTACTTATAATGGCGTATGTATTCGGTACTAAAGACGTATCGGAGAGCCTAAATGAAGAAATCAAACCCAATACCGATAAGATGAACAAATCGGTGTATAAGAAGATTGAAGGTAAAACTTGGGTGGAAAGGATAAGAGAAGCAACCACCCAAGAAGAACTTGAAAGAATCTTCGTTACCGAAACCCATAGATGTTTTTCGGACGGGCAATGGGATTCGGCTAAAGGACGGGCTACTCATAAGACGTGGGTAACAAAAGAAGACGATAAGGTAAGGGACTCCCATTGGTACATAGAAGGACTCAAAATACCGATAGACGAGTATTTCTACACCCTTGACGGGGACAGAGCATTGAAACCTTATGGTTTTACATTTGCAGAGAATAACATAAACTGCCGATGTAAGTTGGAATATACAAAAGAGTAGGAGAGAGGTAGGAAAATGAAATTAAGTTTTGTGGTAACACATTACAACGAGAGTTGGGATATTTGCAGACCATTGTTTAATTCTTTGGCAGACCAACTCGGAGTGGACTTTGACAACATTGAAGTTATCCTTGTGGAAGACGGAGGAACCCCCCTTGACGGAGATTTGTTTACAATCTATCCGTTTACCACTACGATAATCAATCAAGGACATAACGGAGTATCGGCAGCAAGAAACATTGGTTTAGACCACGTTACAGGCGACTATGTAATGTTTTGTGATTGCGACGACAGATTTATTTCTGCGTACGCATTACATCTTTACATAAAGGCAACTAAAAACCTTTATGATGTAATTAAGTCTCCCTTCGTTGAAGACCAGGTGGTTGACGGGGAGTTGAAACTTATTCGCCACGATAACGACATTACATTCATTCACGGCAAACTTTACAGAGTGGACTTCCTTAAAGACAACAACATTCGATTCGATGAAGAACTCACAATACACGAAGACTCATTCTTTAATGTCATAGCTAATATGTTGGCAGACGGAAACATCTACGAAATGAGTCCTGCAGTATATCTTTGGAAATACAGAGAAGATTCGGTTGTAAGAAAAGACCGTGAAGCATACATCTTTAAGACATACGACCATTTAATGAAAGTTCGTAGAGCAATTTGCCTTGATCTTAAAAAAAGGGAAAGATACCCGGAATTTTACCAGGCTATTTCTAAAACAATGGCAGATTCCTATTACGACTTCCAAAAACCCGATTGTTTAAAGGAAGAGAATAAAGAGATCGTTGCCAAAGCGGAAAAGGCATTTGCAGGATTCTTCAAAGAATTTAGAGAAGAATACAGAAATGTAGGTATGAACGATGTTGCACAGATGTTATATATCTGCAGAGTAAACGCTTATGCAAACGGAATGAGAATCGAGAGAGAAACACTACAGGAATTTTTTAATAGGATTGTAAAGACATACTTGTCTTAATAATTTATAATTTAATTAGAGGGAAACGCAAGAGTGGGGTAAGTTCCCACCGCCCTCTATTTCCACAAAGGAGGTAGAGGACAATGGAAATTTGGAAAAATATTGAAGGGTACGAAAACTATCAAGTCAGTAATTTGGGGAATGTAAGAAACTTAAATTACAATGGGGCAAAGGGTAAAGTAAAAAACCTTGTACCAAAAAAGAACAATAGTGGAAGACTTTGGGTTGAATTAAGAGCAAACAACAAAAGCAAGGCATTTTTGATTCACAGGTTAGTTGGAATGGCTTTTATCCCAAACCCCGATAATCTTCCACAAATAAACCACATAGACGAGAACCCACTTAATAATTGTGCGGAAAACCTTGAATGGTGTACGGGAGAATACAACATCAAGTATTCATACGATTTGCACCCCGAAAGAAAAAGAAAAA